ACTTCTGGGCGCAGTAGTGGGAAAAAGGTTAGACTCACCCCTAGCCAAGTCGCGATAGCGAAAAAATTGGGTGTGCCGCTTGAAGAATACGCGAAATACGTGAAGGAGTAAGTTGATGTCAGAAGAACAAAAAGAAATGTTTGAAGGCGGAATTAAACGTACTTCTCGCGCAAACCAAACTAGGGAGAAGACGGCGCAGCGTAAGCCGTGGGCTCCCCCGTCTATGTTAGACGCACCACCTGCACCGGATGGTTATAAGCATCGTTGGATCAGGGCTGAAACCCGTGGTTTTGACGATACTAAAAACATCAGCGCAAAAATGCGTGAAGGTTATGAGCTTGTTCGTAGGGATGAGTATCCAGACTTTGAGGCCCCGGTAATTGACTCAGGTAAGTATGAAGGTGTGTTTGGAGTAGGTGGTTTAATGCTAGCTCGTATCCCAGATGAAACTGTTGCGGAAAGAACAGCTTACTTCAATTCAAGAAGTTCTGATCAGATGCAAGCGGTAGACTCTGATATGATGCGAGAAAATGCACATTCGACTATGACGATTAATAAACCAGATCGTCAATCTCGTGTAACTTTTGGTGGTCCTCAGAAATGATGGCTACCTCTTTGTCAAATAGGAGTCTCTAATGGCAAATACCCTAACAGGTGGTTTTGGCCTTCGTCCTATTGGTAAAACGGGCGGTAATCCTAATAACAACGCTACGACGATGTATGAGATTGCCAGCAACTACACTACTGCTATCTATAACGGTGGAATTGTTATTCCACTCGCAGGGGGCACAATCGCTATTTCCGATCAGGCTGTAGCACCTCTTGGTGTTTTAGGTGGTGTTGAGTACGTTGACTCCGTAACCGGTAAGAACACCCACCTTAATTATTGGCCCGGTTCAAACGCTGTAAGTGTTAACACCAACTTTCCGGTGAAAGCTTACGTTTATGATGATCCAATGCAGCTATATGTTGTAGTGGCCGATGGCACAAACACTGACCGGGCAACCGCCTTGGCAGATGTTTTTGCTAATTGCGACATGGCAAGTGTTAACAACGGTAGCACAAATACAGGCAAGTCCTCTGACATGCTTGATATTAGCACCGCTGCAACAACTGCTGGTTTGGATGTTCGTATTGTTGGACTCTATGAAGAGGAAGGCAACACGGATTATTCCGCAGTTGGACATCAGTATATCGTTCGTTTGAACGCACCTTTCAACTCAGGCTTTGCTGCTGCCGTAGGCACCGCAGCGAACACCGGCATATAGGAGGCTAGGAAATGGCTATTTCAAGAGCACAACTAGCTAAAGAGCTAGAACCCGGTCTAAATGCACTTTTTGGGCTTGAGTATGATCGTTATGAAAACGAACATGCTGAGATCTTTGCAGAAGAAGCATCTGATCGTTCATTTGAAGAAGAAGTGATGCTTGGGGGTTTCTCAACAGCACCGACTAAGGAAGAGGGCGCAGCCATCTCTTTTGACGATGCTCAAGAGACATTCACAGCACGGTACACACACGAGACAATCGCGTTGGCCTTCTCAATCACTGAGGAAGCCATTGAAGATAATCTGTATGACCGTCTGGCATCTCGCTACACCAAGGCTCTGGCCCGCTCTATGGCTCAGACCAAGCAGATTAAAGCTGCGGCTATCTTGAACAATGCGTTCACGGCAGGCGCTTCTGCAATCGGAGACGGTGCAGCACTTTGCTCATCTTCACACCCGTCACTCTCAGGAAACCAGCGTAACCTGCTGTCAACTGCTGCTGACTTGAATGAAACTTCACTTGAGCAGATGTTGATTGATATCGCCGGTTTGACTGACGAGCGTGGTCTCAAAATTGCAGTTCGTGGAACGAAGCTAATCATTCCAAAAGAGTTGCAGTTTATTGCAGAGCGCGTGATTAACTCAAACTTGCGTTCAGCAACGGCTGATAACGACGCAAACGCTATCAAGAACATGGGTATGCTGCCTGAAGGTGCAGTCGTAAACCACTTCTTGACAGACACGGATGCGTTCTTCATCAAGACCGATGCACCAAACGGTTTTAAATACTTTAACCGTTCTCCAATCAAGACTGCAATGGAAGGTGACTTTGACACTGGCAACATGCGGTTTAAGGCCCGTGAGCGTTACAGCTTCGGCGTTTCTGATTGGCGTTGTGTGTTTGGAACACCGGGCGCAGCATAATAACCTCTTTTCCCGTAGAGGTTTCAAAGGGCGGCTTCACAGTCGCCCTTTTTTATTGTATGGTTGTTTTATCCTGACAGTCCATGATGGGCTGACAATAGCCAAGACAGGAGAGACAAATGGCTACAACTACTTTTTCGGGCTCCGTCCGTTCAAAAGCAGGTTTTAAAGTAATCAACGAGGGCTCCGGCACTGGTACGATTACAGAAACAGGCTTTTCTGTGAACTCAACCGGTCAACTTATATCTTTGGGTTCAAGAAAAATACAAACTTTCGTAGGTTCATTAGCAGACACAGATACCAGCACACAGTACGCTGACGGTGATGTTCTTGTTGAATTAGGCACTCTTAATACAGATCACCCAGATGCACTGGTTACGGCAACAAAGTTTTTTATTCATAAGGCCGTGATTGGTATCACCACTGCTGCGGGTCAAACTTTGGTCGGCTCTTTACAGTTGAGTGCCACAAGTGGCACCGCAACTAACACGGCAGTGTCATCAGGCACAGAGATTGTTGGAGCAGGTGTAGCAGCCTTTTCACCAACATTGTCTGCTGCATTATCCGTGACTGAGATTGATATTAATTTCAACAACTCAGCCGGTAATTTTCATGTGTTTGAACCAAATGTTACTGCTCCGATTGCAAGCACTCATTTGTATGCTGCGGCCACAACCACGCTAAACGCAGACGCAACGGCAGGTAGATTTACGGTTGAACTAGAATACTCAGTATTCTAAGGAGGTTGAAATGGCGGATGCTGTAACCTCGCAAACACTTATTGACGGCCCTAAACATGCCGTTATGAAGTTTACTAATGTCTCTGACGGGAGTGGAGAGTCTGCTGTAAAAAAGGTAGATGTCTCTGCTCTTGCTAGCAGCTTAGATGGTGTTGCGTGTAGTGAGGTCGTCATAGAGCGTATATGGTGGCAGTGTAACGGGATGAAGGTACAGATCTTGTTCGACGCCACCTCTAACGCTTTTTGTATAGAGTTGGGTGAGAACCAGAGCGGTCATCACGATTATAACTCTTTCGGCGGTTTAACTAATAATGCAGGAAGCGGTAAAACTGGGGACGTTTTGTTCACAACGGTTGGTCACTCCTCTGCGGACACGTATACAATCATGCTGTACATGCGTAAAAAGTATGCATAAGAGGTAAAAATGGCACGGCGTAAAGCAAAAATGCCGCCGCGCAACAAAAAAAATTTCCGCCCCACAGAAAAAGGGGCGGGAATGACTAAGGCTGGGGTAGCTGCATATAGAAAAGCTAATCCGGGCAGTAAGTTAAAAACGGCTGTTACAGGAAAAGTTAAACCCGGCAGTAAAGACGCGAAAAGACGTAAGTCCTTTTGTGCTAGATCCGCAGGTCAGATGAAAAAATTTCCTAAAGCAGCTAAAAATCCTAACAGCAGACTTAGACAAGCTCGTAGAAGATGGAAGTGCTAATGAAAGCCGATGATGTTTTAAAACTTTTGGAAAAGCACGAAGAGGAGTGCAATAGTCGGTATGCCCAGATACAAAAACAGCTAGATAAGTTGGATCAAAGACTTTGGGGCATAGCCGGATTAATTGTTGCAGCAGCCGTCGTGCAGAAAGTGTTTTAGATGACTAGTGCAGTAAGAATAGGGGCAGCAGCTTGTCCTATACCAAAACGCGCTTCAAATAGTGCTGTTCGTATGAAAAAAGGGGGGAAGGTGAAAAGTGGTGGTAAGATCTGTCCAGAGGGTAAGGCTTGGGCCAAACGCACATTTGACACATACCCGTCAGCGTATGCAAACTTGGCCGCATCAAAATATTGCAAAGATCCCAACTACGCCAAAAAGTCAAAAGGCGGAAAAAGAAAAGGACGATAAATGTTAACAGGAAGAGCTAAGACTCAGGTCAAAAAGGTGGCTAAGAAGCTACGCAAAGCATCTAAAGCTCACGCGGGTCAGGCACGAACATTATCTAAGTTGGTAAAAAATGGGAAACGGAAAAGATCCTAAAAAGGGGACAGGAAAAAAGCCGCCGGGATCGGATAGACGTCTGTATACTGACGAAAACCCAAGGGACACTGTTTCTATTAAGTTTGCAACACCTGCGGATGCAAGAGCCACTGTTGCTAAAGTTAAAAAGATAAAGAAACCTTTTGCTAGAAAAATACAGATACTTACTGTTTTAGAGCAAAGAGCTAAAGTAGCAAAAAAGCCAGAACAGGCTAGAATAGCAAAGGCAGGTAAAGAGGCCATACGAAAGCAACATAGGAAAACTTGATGGCCAAAGCTAAAAACTGTAAAAATCCTAAAGGTTTCACACAGATAGCTTCCTGTAAGGCTCAAGGTAAGATAAAAAGAACTGGTGGAAAACATAAAGGAAAAAAGGTAAAGTCTAGGAAATATGGAGGCCGTGCATAATGGGACAGTTAAAGCAATGGCTGAAACAAGACTGGGTAAGGATTGGAACTGATGGCTCTATCAAAGGTCCATGTGGCACTTCAAAAGATAAGAAAAACCCTGACCGTTGCCTTCCTAGATCTAAAGCTAATAGTTTATCCAAGAGTGAACGCGCTACGACAGCACGTAAAAAGAAAAAAGCAGGCGCTAAAGGAAAGACTACGGTTGCTAATACAAAGGCTGCGAAAGTAACGAATTTAAAAAATGGTGGGGCTGTAACTAAGCCCAAAAGACCCTTTAGGGGTAAAAACATACCCGGAACTGTTGTGGCGCGAGGATGCGGCGCTGTGATGGCTAATAGAAGAAAACGCACCAAAATTGCATAGGAGCAAGTAATGGCAAAAGAATTTATGACAATGGATGAGTATGCATCTAATCTTGTTGGAAACATAGCCCCACCCGTAAAGAAAAAAGGCATGGCCAAGGGCGGTAAAGTCCAGAAAATGGCTAAAGGTGGAGCCATGAAGAAGAAGGGCTACGCCAAGGGCGGTAAAGTTCAGAAGATGGCCAACGGCGGCATGATGAAGAAAAAAGGCATGGCTAAAGGTGGCAAGGTCCAAAAGATGGCCAACGGCGGCATGATGAAGAAGAAGGGCATGGCCAAGGGCGGCAAGGTATAAAATCTTGCCTTATCTTCAAAGTAATATTCCGCACTTCAAGTGTTGGGTGCGGAGAGAATATACGTGTAACCACTCTAATTATCATGGCGAGTTTCTTCACGCTATGGCGATTGCGGTTACTACGATGCCCAGCCGGTGTTTAAGTTTTCAGATGATATTCACCGGCTGCGAGACCGATGGCACGGATCAGCAGAACGTGCACGGGGGAGCGATGTGGGCCAGAATGCCCATAACTGCGCTTGTTGGAGACACGCCTTTTGAAGAATGGCCAGAACCTATGCCTGTCCATTTGGCGCAACCTTGGGACTGTATGTCCCATACACACGCAGTTTATCGTTTAGATCGCGCTCATCCGTGCCCTTGGATTGCTAAAATAGGGCCTGAATTTTACCCTGCAAAATACTATTTTACGGTAGATTATACGGAGAGCGAGATCGCTGATGACCCGGCGCAGCATAAACAAAGTCACGTGTTAGAGCTTTTAGATGCTGGGCCATATACAGGTAATATCGTTGCATTGCCTAACAATCGTGTCCGAGTCACACACCCTGCGTGGTTTGAAACCGGACAAGGTGCACCTGATTTCCTACCGTCTCAGCATATACACTATTCAAAATCAGATTTAGACTATACAATGGACGTAAATCAGATATTTGACAATCTATATGCGAAAGATAAGTAATGGCTGTTTCTGGAAGCGTAAACTTTGAATTAGACGTATCAGATTATGTGGAAGAAGCTTTTGAGCGTTGCGGCTTAGAGGTTAAAACAGGATATGATCTTGTAACTGCCAGACGATCCTTAAATATAATGTTAGCGGAGTGGGCTAACCGTGGTCTCAACCAGTGGACAATCACACAACGCACACAAGCTTTGACTTCTGGGACAAGAACGTATGCTTTATCAGCAGATGTAATTGATATACTAAGCGCTGTCGTGACCCGCAGTAGCACTGACTTTTCTTTAACAAGAGTCAGTCGTGACGATGATCTAAACATCCCAAACAAAGCCACCACTGGTAGACCCACGCAGTTTTTCTTGGATAGACAAGTAACGCCAAGTCTACGTTTATGGCCGACCCCAGAAAACAGCACAGATGTTGTTGTTTATAACGCTTTGACACGTATAGATGATGCAGACACAGCTATAAATACTTTAGATGTACCTTTTAGGTTTTATCCGTGTCTGGCTGCCGGTTTAGCTTACTATTTATCCATTAAAAGAGCTCCTAATCGAACTCAAATGCTTAAAGCCATGTACGAGGAGGAGTTTGAAAGAGCTATGGGTGAAGATAGAGATCGGTCTAGTTTCACTGTCACGCCAGAGTACGCATATTTTAGGACAAATTAATGCCTAGATACGCCACAGGAAAATATGCCAAGGCTATATCAGACCGTTCTGGCTTGGAATATCGTTATAAAGACATGCGAAAAGAATGGAATGGTGCTCTCGTAGGCAAAGACGAGTTTGAAAGAAAGCATCCACAATTAGGACCTTTTCGCAAGATACATGATCCTCAAACTTTGAAAGAGGCTCGACCTAACAATAATAAAATACCGGTCACTGTTAAGTTTCCTGTCTTTAGTATTGTGACCCTACAATATCAATTAGTTCCTCAAGCAGAGGCTCTGTTAGGTAAGGTTACATTTGGCGGGGATGTCGTTACACCCACGGATGCAACCTCTACAGGAGTTTCTGGAACCGGTTCTATAGGCACTGTAACCGTTACTGGGACAGGAACCGGTGTGAACGCAACATTTACTGTGACTGTTGTAAGCACGGGTTATGGTAATAAGTATTATATAGATGGAGTACAACAGGCCACTGTCAATCTATCTGAGGGGAGCACTTATCGCTTTGACCAGTCCGACAGTAGCAATTCAGGACATCCTCTTAGATTTTCAACAACGTCTAACGGAACACATGGTGGAGGATCTGAGTATACCACAGGTGTAACCACAAACGGAACAGCGGGTTCTTCCGGCGCTTACACTCAAATCACAGTTGCCGTGGGGGCTCCAACCCTGTATTACTATTGCACAAACCATAGCGGTATGGGTGGACAGGCGAATACACCATGAGTTTTACCTACAGCACATTAAAGTCTGCGATTAAAGATTATACCGAGAACCAAGAGTCTACTTTTGTTTCTCACTTGGTAGATTTTGTAAAAACCGCAGAGGAACGAATATTTAAAAGCGTGGATTTAGAGTTCTTTCGCAAAAATGCGACGGGGACCACAACGGCAGGTAATCAATTTTTAGCTGTACCAGATGACTACATAGCGTCTTTTAGTTTATCTTTAGAAAGCTCTAGTAATAAAAACTTTTTGTTAATTAAAGACGTTAACTTTTTACAAGAGTACAATCCAAATTCAGCCACCACAGGTCTTCCAAAATATTATGGTGTATACGACTTCCAAAACTTTTTATTAGCTCCTACTCCAGATGCTGATTACACAGCAGAGCTTCACTACTATTATAGACCAACCAGTCTAACGCAAAGTCAGTTTTTGTTAACGGTTAGCAGCGTAAGTGGGACTTTTGTAGCTGGGGAAACAATTACTGGTGGAACCAGCGGTGCAAATACAACAATAGCATCTATTGTTAGCGCTACGACATTTAACATTGTTATACCAAGCACAGATTTAACTGTGGGGGAAACAGTCACTGGGGCAACCAGTGGGGCTACGGGAACGGTAGTTTCTACTTCGGCAGACTCTACTACGACCTTTTTAAGTGTTAATGCCCCTAACGCTTTACTATATGGCAGTTTAATTGAAGCCTATACTTATATGAAGGGTGAATCTGACGTTATGAAAATGTACAGTGAGCGTTTTGTAGAGTCTTTGGTTCGATTAAAAGATCTTGGGGAAGCTAGAGAAAACGACGATGCAAACAGACAGGGGCTACCAAGAAGGGCCCGTACATGAAAGTTGCCATCGTTGGCTTGGGAGGCAGTTATGCCGACTATATAGCCGCAAGAGTTGCCTCGCAAACTTTTGATGAAGTTTGGGGGATTAATTGTATTGGAGGTATTATACACGTCGATAAGACGTTTATGATGGACCCCGTTTCTCGTTTTTTAGATACTGAAAACGCTGGTTCTCAAACCGGAGTAGCTAGAGAGTTTCTACTCAAAAATAAAAACCCAATATATTCGTGCCAAGAACACAGTGATTTTCCAGCAGTAAAACCCTACCCCCTTGAAAAAGTTGTAAAATCAACAGGTTACTGTTATTTTAACAACACAGTGGCCTATGCGATAGCGTATGCTATTTGGAAAAAAGCAACAAAGATTTGTTTGTACGGTATTGATTTTACATATAAAAACGTAAACATGGCTGAGTCAGGAAGAGCTTGTGTAGAGTTTTGGTGCGCTATTGCCGCGTCAAAAGGCATAAAACTAGAGATAGCTCACCGTTCCGGGTTGTTAGACACGAATGTCCCAGATAATGAAAAACTTTATGGTTACCATAGGTTAGATGACCCTCTAGTTCAAACAATCGAAGGGGGCAACATATTAATAACAAAGCAGTCTGATATAAGACCGCCAGAACCGGTAGAATCAAATCCGGTTATTTTTGGGAGACATGACCATGTTTGAGGTTAACGTAGCATCCGTGGGGTCTGTTAAGGTAGTATCCTCTGATAACGGAGGTTTATCTAACGACCAAATAGCTGATATGGCAGCAGATAAGATAATATATATATCCGATGAAGCCCCTGAACCAATTAGATTGCAGGCAGAGGCTTTTAAGGATCGTGTTAGAAATTTAGTGCAATATTATGTAGAGTTGGCTAGAAAAGAAGAACGTGCTACAATTTGTGCGAAGGTCCGTGAAGCGGGTCAACATCAACTAGCTGACGCTATAGGGAGACTATAATGGCAATAGCACAAGCAATGTGTACCGCATTCAAACAAGAGTTGATGTTGGGCACACACAATTTTGCAACGAATGGCAACGCCTTTAAACTGGCTTTATATGCAGAAGGCAGTGGCGGAAAGTCTAGCACCACTGCTACTTTGGGGGCGACAACTACTGCATTCACCACAACAGGTGAGGTAGCTTCTAGCGGTTCATATGCAACTGGGGGTGGCACACTTACAAAAGTCGCGCCGACTACGTCCGGCACTACGGCATTCACAGATTTTGCAGATCTTAGCTTTACCACAGCAACGATCACTGCAATGGGTGCTTTAATATACAACAGCACCAACAGCAACAAAGCTGTAGCTGTGTTGGATTTTACATCTAACAAAACCTCAACATCCGGCACCTTTACCATTCAGTTTCCAACAGCCGATGCAAGCAACGCTATTATTCGTATAGCGTAACGGAGTAATACGGTGAGCATAGCGGGATGGGGTAGAGGCACTTGGGGCGAAGGTGCTTGGAACCAAGCCATACCCATCTCTGTCACAGGTGTTTCGGCTACAGCCTCCGCTGGTGCTGTAACACCAGCAGGAACGGTGCTTCATGTACCCACGGGTGTTTCGGCTACGGGAGCCGTAGGAAACCCAGTCTTAATAGGCACAGCCCTTTTCTCAATTACAGGTGTAGCAGGAACTTCTGCTCTTGGCGATGAACAAACTAACGCCGGAGCAAGGGTGATAGGTGTTGGTGCTGTAGCCACAGTAAGTCTGGGTGAGGAGGGCGTTAGTGGATCTTCTTTGCTTTCTGTTACAGGTGTTACAGGGACCGGGGAGACAGATACAGGAACTGTTGCCCCGATAAGATCTTTAGGAGTTTTTCCAACAGGGGTTACAGCGACAGGAAATACTGGTATAGTCCTCATTTATACAGAGATTGTAGCAGCGCAAACTCCAAATTGGGGTGTTGTAACAGGGGCTACAACGAATTGGGGCGACGTAACGCCGTCACAAACACCGTCTTGGACAGATAAGGCGGCATAGGAGTAACAGATGGCAAGCTCATTTAGTACAAATCTTGGCATAGAAAAACCAGCTACAGGTGAACTTTCTGGTAGTTGGGGTGACGTTACCAATTTTAACTTTGATATATTTGATAGAATAACTGGTGCCACAGATCTAACTGCTTCAGATCTTACAACAGATCTAACTATAAGATTAGGCTCTCCAACCTCTGGATCTAGTAATGTTCAGACCGGAATGTTTTCTGTAATTAATCTGAAAGACAGCGGTTCTGATCTTGGTGGCACAAATGTCGTAACAATCGCTCCGAACACAGCAACAAAGTTTTTTATTATTAAAAACTCTTTGTCTGGTAGTCGAGCAGCCACTATAAAACAAGGAACAGGAGCCACAGTGTCCATACCAAATGGCACATCTGACATTGTGTTCTGTGATGGTGCAGGATCAGGGGCGGCAGTCACTGGACTTGCTACATCTTTTAACGTAGGTAGTAGTGCAGAGGTCGCTGGTACAGCTACTGCTTTAGCCATAGCTTTAGGATAGGAGTTAAAAATGGCAAATGATGCTTCCGCAACAATACAGGCGACAGTTTTGCCAGACGAGATTGCTAAGACCTTTTCGGCAAGTATGACTGTCACTCCTGATGACGCCAACGATAAGTGGTATTACAAAAAGACTAGCGTCTCTAACTCAAGCACAGACTTAATCGCTGGTAATTACACAGATTACACCGCAGTTGACGATGACACGGCACCTACTGCCGTTGCTACAGGTGACAAAGTAAAGTTTTTGTTCATAAAAAACGTCGACACCAACAGCCGCAGCATTTACATAGTCTTGGACGCAGGCACCGCATCTTCTAGTGCAACTGACGGTATTACGATTGGCCCAAGTGAAGCTTTCGTAGCCAGACTGCCAAACACAACTGTAGCGGATATACACGCTATTTCATCTGCATCAACAGCCGAAGTCATAGTATGTGCTTTACTTGATGATGTAGCGTAGGAGTAGAACATGGCTAATACCTTTAAAAATAAGGTGTTCAACGGTGGAACAGCCAGTGCCAACTCAGATATGGCTGTTTACACCGTGCCAAGTTCTACCACTACCGTTGTTATTGGTCTGACTCTGGCGAACACTTCATCTTCTCAAATCACTGCTGACATAAAGCTGAACGCTGGAGATATGGTGTTTCTGGCAAAAGACATACCGATTCCTGCGGCATCTAGTTTTGAATACATGGCAGGCAACAAGATTGTCATGGAAACAGGGCATAGCTTGATTGTGCAAAGCGACACGGCAAACAGCTTGGACACTGTGGCGAGTATAATGGAGATCACCTGATGCCTTTTCTTGGTAATCCAGTAGTATCTAGTTTTCAGGCCAGACCTACAAGGCAGGAGTTTAGTGGTGATGGAAGCACTACCACGTTTACTCTTAATCAGACGGTTCGTGCAGAAGATATAGTCGTTTCCGTAGATGGGGTGGTTCAAGAGCCAACTGGATCATATACCGTACCTAACGGAACCACTCTTACGTTTGATGAAGCACCATCAAGTAACTCCGGTAACAATATCTTTGTTATGTACATGGGTGTATCCTCTGGGTCCATTTCACCTGCCGCAGAAAACAGAGGCAACTTTAAGTCTGGCGGTATCTTCCGCACAAACAATCAGACACTCAACACAGACACCACTATCCTAGCCACAGAGAACGCCAACGTAACTGGTCCGTTTACTGTGGCTTCTGGTGTTACACTTACAGTTGAGTCTGGCGGGACGTTGGTGACGCTATGAGTACATTAAAAGCAGATACCATACAAAGCACAGGCGGTGGTGCGGCTACGCTGACTAATCAACAGGCGGCGAAGGTTTGGTGCAATTGGGATAGCAGTCAAACTGCAAGAGATAGTTTCAATATAAGCACTGTTACAGATACAGCGCAGGGTAGAGCGACTTTAGCTTTTACAAACAATATGAGTAATAATGATTACGCTATTGCAAGTCATCAAAGACAAGGAACAGGTGATAGTTACCTCAAAGGTAGTTATGGTCTAGCTGAAGGCACAGATACTATTTCTACTTCTGAACTACTTATACGTCACGCTTCTGTCAACGCTAGCACTTTTACTGCCGCGTATGATGCAGATTATAACTCTACAATACTTCACGGAGACTTAGCATGAGTGAGGTAAAAACAAACAAACTCACTGGCGTAAGCACTGCTGGGTCTATTGTAGTCACAGGTGAAGGTAATAGCACAACGACTAACTTGCAGCAGGGTTTGGCAAAGGCGTGGATGAGATATGACCAAGTAACTCCTGCCGTTGGTGATAGTCTCA